CTCTTACTACGTTCTGTCTTGGATCAACTTTAGCAAAGTTAATTCTTGCATCACAAAGTTCATCCATAACTTCTGAATCAATATCTTCGTCATATACAGGGTAGATTGTACCATCAATGAAACCGCTAATAGCACCAAATGCATTACCTGCAAGTGGAACATGTTTAGCTTCATTTTCCTGAATATGAGTTGGATATGCTGAGCATAACCACCAAGTACCTGTTACTGTAACAAGCTTCTTGCTATATGGATCTTTAATCTTACCATAGTAAGCTTCCATTGTATGAAGTCTGTTTGAAGCAACAGTTTCAATTGAGTTAACGATATCAAAGATATCTCTCTTAGTTGTAAGACCTGTGCCACCGTCTAAGATTACTGCACAGTCGCCACGTGTTGTACCAAGGGCTGCAATAGTTTTCTTAATATCTGTAGAGAAACCTGCGTCCATGATAAATGTTGTTGGGAATCTTCTCTTTGACATGATATGTGGATCTGTTTCGCCAGAATAAGCTGCTTTATAAGCTGCTTCGATAAGTTCAGCTCTTGTTTTAGCTGCTTCTTTATCTGTCTGATATGCAAAGATACCATCGCTACCACCTTCAAGGAAGATACCTGTAGTTTCCTGCACTGATACAGCATCTTCAGAAATTGTATCAATTTCCCAGTTAGGAATAGCTTTAGCTGTATATTTATTAAGTCCAAGTAATGGATCGAATTCATCAAATGTAATTGATGTGTCAGGATTTGCTGCTTTATAAACTTCATAAAGAGTCTTGAAACCGTCCATGTTTACTTTGAGCTGAACGAAATCTGAACCAGTATCAGGATCGTTAACTTTTGCTTCTGCAAACATGCTAACTTCTGATACGATTGCATCTTCATTGAATGCTACAACGTAATCACTGATCTTATTAAGACCAAGAGCTGAATTTTCATATAATTCTAACACGTAGTTCTTGTAATTATTTGATTTGTCACCCTGAGCATAGTTGCTGATTCTGAAGCTAATGTTGTTACCCCATGTACCTCTACCTTTACATGCAAATGAGAAGAGTTCAACAGTTGTCCAACCTTCATCATCTGGATCAGTAGGAGCCTGATACATGTCTTCAAAAAGTGACTCTGACATATTTAAACAATCTGAAACTACAACTTTACCAAATTTTACAGAAATATTACCATCTTCGCTTTCTTTATACTTAGCGACGATAGTCATATTAGCAAAAGTAGCATCTGGAGCAGTAATACGAAGAATATGAAGAGTTGCTGCACCAGACTGAGCTGCTGCATATGCATTAAGTAATGGCTGACCATATGTGTTGAATGGGCCAAGACCAACTTTGCTCATAAATTCACTTTCTCCAGCGACTGTAAACATCTGTCTGTCAATGCCTTTAGGAGACATTACTACAAATAACATATTTGTGTTACCTGAATCAGAGGATAAGGTTCTACTATATTCAGTATTATCATTTATAACAACCATCTGATGAGGGTAAGAATGTTCAGGAATAATCTGACCACTTCTAGGCATATCATTTACCTCCTTTATTTATCTTTATTAAAGTTTGTTTTCTTTATAGAATTAAAGATTTTATAAGCTTTAACTATTTGTTATTAACGCTTTAAAACCATTCTCTTTACATGGATAAAACTTTTTCAATCGGAGATCTTGTCTGTTTTGCATCTGAATTTGTCATATTTAATGATGTGGTTAACTTATCGCCGAAACGTTCAAATGTTAATGCTGAGAATACAGATGTAAATGAAGATACGTCATTCATATTAGAAGCAATATAACCATTAGGGTTATATTTACCGGTACCTACGACTTTTCTAAACTGCTCTAATGGATTATCTTTATTTCTGCACATTTCAGATATAATAACCTGCTCTGTAACTGCTGGTACACCAGGGTTTACATTGTTAATCTGGAAATTCTTCAACCAGATTAAAAGTAAGTCATCATACTTTATAGTATTAGGAAACTTTCCTTTTGTAAGCATATTTAAGAATCTTTCACAATTTTTACTATCCTGCTTAATCTGAGAATCCATCATAATATCGCCCTTATAATATTTAAGAACTCTATACATTTGAGGTTCTACATCTCCAGGTAACATGAGTTTTTCCTTTGCGTATTCAGAAGGATATGTCTCAATAACATTAGGATAGTTAAAAGTTCTTATAGGAGCTTTATCTCTAGGAGAATCATCTGAATCAAAGAATCGCATATTGAATATACCTATAGTACGAATATATTCACCATATTCCGCAGCTACTGCTGAATCTTTATCTGCATCATCAAATAAATCCTCTGGAATATATGCTTCTGCATAAGCAGTATTAACGTAAATATAATCATCATGTGATATAAATTCTTTCATAATTAATCTCACACCTCCATTAATAGAATTGTAGAAATGACCAAAAATGAATCAAAAAAAAAATAAAAATATTAGGACCCGTTAAGGTCCTAATATATCGTTTAATAGTTGTCGTAATCAAAATCATCATCTTTATCATACAACGAATCAAATATGCCATGTTCTGACTTTTTTGACTTTTTTCTATACTTACCTCTATGAATATTATCTGCTAAATTTTCCTGTGGTGTAGGATAGAATCCTGCAATTGCAGATGTATCATCATAGCGGTCAATTTCAGATGAAGACATATTCTTACTATTGATATAAAGTTTTTCGAATACTCTTAATGACTCTTCTGGTAATTTAGTAAATTCGAAATAAACTTTAGTTACGTTTTCATATGCGGTGAATTGAATAGGCGTAGCGAGTCCTAAACATTCACCATTACGAATAATTGGAATAGGACTATTGAGCTCATAAATTGTAAGTCCTGTGTCTGTGTAATGATATAATCCTTTGTCAGTCTTCAAACTTTTCAAAGAAATATTACCAAGTACGATAAATTTACCAATTTTAAAGTTATTCATAATGCATGTATTCCCCCTAGGATTCTGTAAAGATTAGTTTATGAAATCGCTTGTGAGATTTCAAATAAATAATATATATTTATAATAGTTTTAGTATGGTAATATCATACTAGCTTTGATGTTATTATAAATTTCAAGTAACTGTGAATTGATATGCTCACCATCATCTTCTGCAATATCATAGATTCCATTTACAATATCTAAAATGTCCATGATAAGTACTTTAGAATATGCATATGTGCCATCAAGTCTACCTACATGATAAATCTTAGCTAAGAAATACATGAATATGTCTGTAAATTCAGTGTCGTTAAATTTATACTGAATGAACTTATCAAATACGATCATTTCATCTACAGTACAAATTCTCTTGAATGTCTTCAATATATAATTAGCAAAATTCTTTTCTTTCTTTTTAACTTTGCTAAGTTTATAAATCTTATTAACAAATTTTGTATCTTTAGATTTTTCGATAATCCATGAAAGATTATCTCTATTAGAAAATGCATCAACTACTTTATTATAAATATCCAGAGTCTTATGAGCTCTTTCATTATCACCATCAGGATTATCTGCAATAGTTTTTTCAACTACAGCAACCTTTTTAGCAATAACTTCAAGCAAGCAGTTAGTGATATATTTTGATTTAATACCTTTAGCATTTTCTTCCTGAAGTCTTTCATCAACTCGAGTTACCATCTTATCTGCTTTTTCTTTATAAATAGCATACTCTTCTCTAAGCTTATCATATTTATCATTATAATTAATTTTTGATAATACATCTTCTTCTGCAACCTGTTTTGCGATCTTATCTGTTTCATTCAGCTGTTCTACCATATTAATCATAATGCTGATCTGCTCAAATGTTTCAGATACAGATTTTACAGATTTTTTAAGATTATATAACTCAATATAATTTGCAGTCTCGATTTCTTCAGACATCTTATCTAATTCTTCAAAATATGATTTATTAAAGAATTCTGGTAATTCAAATTCCTGTTCGATAGTAGACTCAGTATATTCAATTGGCATTTCACTTTCTGTTGATACAGCATCACTATCTTCATTAACAGGTCCTATTGATGCATAACCACTTGTAGCATATGTAACTTCTTCATTTTCTAATTCTTCTTCAGTAAATACTGGTTTTTCAATGTCGATATTCATACGTCAATTTCTCTCCTTCTATAATTTATTCTGATTCTATTACTTCTGGCTGTTGAGTAGTTCTACCATTAAGAATAATATCAAAACAAATCTGACTCTTCATTGATAATTCTGTTTTAAATATTTCTGCAATCTTTTCAGCAAATGTACCAGAAATAACATTTTCGTCAAATAAATCTTTGATAAACTGTAATGGTAAATAGTCCTGATCAGAATATTCTAAAAAGTCTTCTTCATCAATATTATCTAAGATCCATTCACTGATTTCATAAATATTTGATAATATTAATGAATATTCAGCAGAAATAACTTTTTTATTTACTAATGACGAAGCATCTTTTTTATTTCTATATGAATCGAATATTCTATTTAAATCTTTATGATTTCTCTGAATATATGAATTCAATACAGTACTTATATTTTTCTTTATATCAACTACAAAGAAAACGTAGATTGATAATGTAATTGCTGGTAAATTATTATAATTCTCGCTGATGAATGTTTCATCTATCATTATATCAAATTTATTGCAGATAATCTTTAAAAAAGTTTCACAAATTTTATAGAATTTTTCTTCTGCTTCCTTACGATCATCTTCTGTCATATCATAGTCTTTTAAGTTTTTATATGCAACATAAAGAGGTCTGAAATGATCTAAAGAATTATCTCCGGTATTGAATGATAAATCGCTAAGCTGAGTGTTTAATAATCTTACAACCTCAACCATATCGAATGTATCTATTATTTCTGAGATCTCTATTAAGCTAGCTTCACTCATTGACATTCGTATTCACCTCGATTTTATTGATTATTTAACTAGACTGTTATATCGCGAATTATAATATAATTATCTGCCCCGTAAATGCGATTACTATAAATATATATTATTATATTGATATTAATAGATAATCATATTTAATTAAACTTATTAGGGGGAAAAAATATGTTAGAAATGATTAAAAAAGAGATTGTAATAAATTTATTAAAGGAACATTGCAAAAAGGCAAATAAACCTTTAGAAGGTAAAGTGTTATTATACTTTATCGATGATAATAATTCCATACGTCCAGAATATTATGACATCAATAGGATGCCTAATATAACAGATGAAAAAGGAAGTATAAAAGGTGTAGATAAAGAAAAACGTGTTTTCCATATTAAATATTCAAATGGTAAGGAATATTGGACTACAATGGATAAACATGGAAACTTTATATACATTACAGATTGTAATAACCATGAGTCATTACATATTCCTGGAAAGGGTAAAATAGTACATGTTAATAAAATGGATGAATGTGGTCGTAATATATTTGCATTTTCTAATGTAAATGGTAAGATTGAAGATTACCTTTATGTCGACTAAGTAAAAATAAGTAGAAGAATAACACTCTTCTACTTATTTTTTTTATTAAGTATTTGATTATTGTATATATCCGTATTTTCGATTATTGTAAATATATATTATTATATTGATATAATAATAGAACGGAGGTGAGTTATATGCGTTCAAATGATTATATTCGAATTATTACTATTATAAACTTTTGCGCTGCAATGTTTATGTTATTAAAGTTATATTATACTCTATAATTTAAATAAATAAAAAATAAGTAGAAGACTAAAAATCTTCTACTTATTTTTTTTAATAATTATTAATATGAACTCAAATGACTACGTATTTATTAGCGATATCTATAATAAACTATTGCATTGCAATATTTATGCTATTAGATAGTTCATCAATATTTTTGAATTATTAATCAATATAATCATTAATATCAAATGAATTATTATTGCCAGAATATCCGTAATCAAAATCGTCATCATAATAATTTATAGTATTTCTTTGATTTATAAAATTAGATTCCAGAATTTGATTATCGAATGATGGATCATCGTAATCATCCTCTATTGGAGAATACATGTCATCTTCTTCTCTCTGAGTCATTCTCATAGTTTGCTTCTGAATTTGACGTATCTGTCTTTCATATTTATTAGCTTCATCAACTGGATTTTTTTCTTGTATAGATTCTGAGAATATCTTTCTATATTCTTCTGGAAGAATATTCATTATATTCTTCATCTTTTCAACTATTTGTCTAGGATCATCTTTAGATGATATAGTTGGTTCAGACTCTCCTCTAATAATACCAAAATCTTCAAGATTCTTAGCATTAAAATAAACGCATAATCCAATAAGATATGACATAAGAGAGTCATCATGCTCTCCCTGTGCTGCTTCAATTCTACCAGTTGATTTTCTCTCCAATGTTAAAATGTCCGACACAATATTTTGTGCATATAATATTTCTCTTCTTTCATTTACAAATGTTTCAAGAATACCAAATAATATCGGTCTGCTTGATGCGGTTGTGTCGAAACCATATGCTCGTCTTTCACGTGATTGCTTCTGTAAAGCGCCATATTTATTATGTGTCTCTACAACCTTACTATTCATTTTATCTTTATCATAATAAAGTCTATATCGATATTTAGACTCAAGAAATCTATTAATCAATTCTCTACCTCTATTTGCTTCGACAACAATAAGAGATTTATTACAATATTTATCCATAAACTTACATACAAGTTTAAACATATCTGGTGGAGAAATATATGGAGATTTAAATTCTGCTGCAGGTGCTAAAGTATAAGGATTGATTAATGTAAATGCTGTATTATCTCCAGATAAACCTTCAGCAGGGTCGATTGATAAAATATATCTATAATCTTTATTAATAACTTCATAAAAATCAATATAAGATAAGTTATCACTTAAGTCAATAGAATTTAATGGTGTCCTTTTATTCTTACCAAGAAATGTCAATACTTCTCTACTAAATGGAGATGTACTAGAACCTCTAAGCCTTTGTAATTCAATTTCTCTAAGGATTACAGTTTCATCATAACCAACTAACTGACATTGTTTTTCATACCATGCCATTGATTTTTTTAACTGTTTCCAAGAATGCTCCACGAAAACTACACCATTGTACGATTTAGATCCAAGTATCTTTTTGAACTGATTAATTGGCATGTCAAAGTATTCATCTTTCCATACTAGCATACCTTTCATTGTATCAGTACCTTTAATAAAATTGGTAGCATTTTTACCATCTCTACTATCTAAATCTGCTGGTGTGCTAGTGAATATACGGCAAGCGGCTGAGTTCTGCTTCTTTGCATTTTCAGATGCAGTAGAATATGAAAATGCACTGGCATTAATAATTTCAGTATTATAATTAATGAAATCAAATTCATCAAAATAATGCAATGCAGCAGTATGACCACGACCCAGTCTCATAGCAGCATCTCGGCTAGTTGCTCGTGGAAGAACTCTAATAATGTTACCAGTAATTGGGTTTCTCATAGTTGTAATATTATCTGTTTCTTTTTCGATAGATCCATCATCATTAAACTTAACTTTCATCTGCATATATGCAGGTAACATATCTCGTTGACATTTAAGTCTATATAAATTAGTTTTAGAAAGTTCTGCATCTTTATTGAGAAATAAAATTGTTGATGATATAGCACCAAAGTGCATTGCATAATTAAATTTAGACAATGCATCTTGTGTTTTACCACACTGACGAGGCTTAGATGAATAATGGTCAATATAGTTTAAGAATAGATACCATGTAGCTGCACTATTTCGATCTATTAAAAATGGGGATCCTCCACCAACTTCAATAGGTGAACCATCTATTGGAATTCTACAAACTTCTCTTAGCCAATACCATGGGTTAATAATACATTCAAGTATTACCTTTAACTGTATATCTAATGGTAATACTTTTTGATATGGGTCTACATTTAATAAATCTTTATCATATAACTTAAGAAAGAATTTATTATTGGTAATCCCTAATTTTCGTAAGTCATTATACAGCGTTATGAATGACTTATTTTTTGTATTAAAGTCATACATTGGTTTTCTTTGTTTGATGACCTTTTTAGCAGAATTGACTAATTCTTCATATCCTGCTTCGATATCAGGATTTAATGCACCTTGATCATCAGATACAGTAGACTTATAATCATAATTTGATGGCTCATCAGAATATTTCTTTGCATAGAATAATTCATCATTAACAATAGAAGCCACGATTATCACCACCTTACTTAAATTAATGTATTCTCAACTAATTTAATAATGGAATAATTTAGATAGGAGGAATATAAATGTCTTTATATAATACTTCCGAATTTTTAACATTATTAAAGCAGAATTTAGGAATACGCGATCTTCCATTACCAGTATCAGATCAGGAATTATTAGATAGATTTAGATTATCAGCATTAAAAGAATTTTCTGTAAGATATCCTAGAATAGAATATATTACATTATCTGAATCTGAAAGAATATCCCCTAGCCTTACAGGTATGGACACTAGAATGGTATATAAGATTCCAAAAAGATATTATGAAGGTTCTAGTATAGTTACTGTAATATCTGTAGATGTTGCCAGACCATACGGATATTCAGATTACTATGTTCCCCAAGTGGGAATGTATGGCGATCCAGCAGCTATGTTAATGGCTATTTCTGATATTAAATTGGCTGCATCAATGGCACAGACTATGGGTAAAGCAATGACATTTTCATTTAGACAGCCTAATGAATTAACGCTCTATAATGGATGGGCTGGCGGTACATATTATGCAACAGTAGGTCTTGAGCATGATATAAGCCTTAGTACTATACCAGATGGTGCATTTACAAATCTTTTAGAGTTAGCATTATATGACATGCAGGAGTATTTATACGGAAAGTTAAAACGTATGGATGGTCTTGAAGTTGGTATTGGTAACATTCAGCTTAAGATAGATGACTGGCAGGAAGGTGCAAGAAATAAAAGAGAGCTTCTTAAGGATTGGGATGACAATGGAGCTAATCTCGATATTGATACTATTAAATATTTTTAAAAATTATATCGAATATACTGAAATAAGTATATTCGATATAATAATTTTATTCATCTTCTAATGAAAATATCCTATAATATTTAGAAGTATGATCATCGGAAATATCACATTCAACATATCCACCACGAATGCAATCACATATAAGATCGATAATAGTTCTTACCAAATCATCATCATGACCATCCATTAATTCTTTTATGTTATCTGAAAGAGAATCTATTTGGAAATAACCAAATGATGGTACGTTGATTGTGACATTTGATTCAATTACGATAATTAAATCTTTACATCTCATGATTATATATACATCATCTTCTCCAAGTTTATCCATTTCGATAACCTGAGAATCAGAATTAAAAATTCCTTCAACTTTAGTTTTATCATCTTCTGGTACAATTACAGCAAGTAGATGACTTTGCTGTAAAATTACTTCAATAAATGAGTATGGAGTTCTTTCATACCATACTTCTGGTTCAA